ACCATTCTTCTATTTTATTGTTGCACTCTTCTAGTTTTAACTGTTCTTTTAGTCTTAATTTTTCTTTTCTTATGCGTGACTTTTCCATTGTGGCAACCCACTCATCGCTTTCTTTTCTCCACTGTGCGTCGTTATCCCATTCATCCTTTACCATTAGAATTACTCCTAACCTTCACAAGCTATACAATCCACATCATCAAGTTTGATTCGTGGTACTTTAATATTAACGTTCTCTACACTTCTTGCAGCGTTTGATCTAAAGTAGTATAGAGATTTAAGTTTGTTCATACCATACCAATGAACATCATTAACATACTGCATATACTCATCGTGTGTTTCTTGAGGCTCTGTGGCCTTTGGAAGTGTAAAGAAAAGATTAACTGACTGTGCTTGGCATATAAACTCTTGACGTTTGTATGCATGTTCAACAATCCAAATTTGATTTATCTCATCAGCAGTTTTAAATACTGCTTTCTCATCATCAGTAAGTATATCTAAATGCTGAACTGAACCATTACTACCTGATATATCTTTCCATATATCATTTAGTTCTTTAGCATTTAATCCTTTCTTTCGTAATATCTTTTCAAGAAATTTGTTTTTAACTTGATACGTTCCTGATAGTGTTTTGTGTGTGTATGCGTTAGCACGAAATGGCTCAATAGATGGAGATACTCCACCACATATAATACTAGATGAAGCATTAGGAGCAACGGCAAGAAGGTGAGCATTACGCATAGAGCTACCAGAAACATCAGGAGCTTCACCCCTTTCTTCAGCCAACTTGGTAGACGCTTTGACAGCACGTTCCTTAATGTGTTTAAAAACTTTGATGTTGAAACCAGTAGCAAAAATACCTTCAAACGGAATGTTTTTAGATTGAAGATATGCGTGAAAACCCATTGCTCCAAGTCCGAGAGACCTTTCCCTATACGCTGAATAGGCTGACTTTGTAAAGCCTTGCTTATCTTTTTTGATGTACCTTTTAAACCTTTTAAAGTTTGCATTATATTCTCCTAGTTGATTTGTATCAACTGCATTGTCTATAAAGTGTTGTAACACATTATCTAACATAGTTATTAAATCAGAAATAAAATCCTGGTCTTTGGACCACTCATCAAAGTATTCTAAATTTACACTAGACAAACAACATACTGCTGTTCGTTCTTCGTTAGTTGGTAGTGTTATTTCAGAACATAAATTACTTTGTCTTATTTCTAAACCCAAATCTTTTTGTTCTTTTGGTAATGCTTCATTACACGTATCTATATTAACCATATAAGGTTCGCCTGTCTCTGCTCTTGCGTTAATAATTTGCCACCATAAATCTCTAGCATTAACAATTTTAGTAGGCTCATTAGTCTTGGGATCAATCAATCTAAAGTCCAAGTTTTCTTTTATAGCTTTTAAAAAATCATTGGTAATGTTAATCCCATTGTGAAGATTAAGATTTTTTCTATGAATGTCTCCGCCAGAAGATTTTCTCATTTCAATAAACTCTTCAATCTCCGGATGTGATATGTCCATGTATGCAGCGTAAGAACCACGTCTAGTTGTACCTTGATTAAAGGCTAACATCAACGAATCTACGACATGCATAAATGGAATTGAACCAGTAGACTTACTACCGTGAGTAGTAGGAATGCCATTACTTCTAACATCTCCCCAATATCCACCGATACCTCCACCAGAACTTGCCAACCATATGTTTTCGCCAAAATGAGTAAATAGCCCATCCCTACTATCAGGTACATAATTGAGGAAACAGCTAATAGGAAGCCCACGACTTGTTCCCCCGTTACTAAGTATAGGAGTGCTAAACATAAACCAACACGAGGAACTGTATCCATAAAGTCGCTGAGCCAGTTCAAAATCTGTGTTACCTTTGTAGGTTGCTCCGAAGACGGCTGCTCTTGCGAATGCTTCTTGTGCATGTGTTTCTTCTCCCCAGAAATATCTGTCTTTTAAAGTATCAAGACTAAACTTATCAAGTCTTGATTCATTATTATAATTAATTTTAATACCTAAATATTCTTTTTGTCCTATTTTATCTTCAACCATTTTAATCCTTGTGTAAATAAAGTGCTATTATAGCATAGTGTATAATCTTTAGTAAGTCTTTTGAGTTTTTTCCCTGCTTTTTACCATACCTCATAGCGTATTTCATAATATTTCCTATACAAAAACCTTCTCCGTGTCCAGCATCTAGTATCATATCTGTTGCTTGGTACTTACCATTAGCATAGTGTTGATTATAGGTAGCATCAATATGCTGACCAATAGTTTCTAATATTTTATCTTCATTAAATTTATAATTCATTTTGTATATCTTTTAAATTTATTAAATTTAAACTTTTTTCTTTTTCAATTTTTTTAATTTTTTTAATAATCCATTTAAAAGAAAAAGCAGATAAGAACAATTGTCTATTTGCATAGACATGTGTTTCATCTGGTAATAGTTCTAATGCTTTAGTATAAGTAAGCTTCTTCGCTTCTTCAGGACTAACCATAGTTTTAATCCACTCGTATAATATTTCTAGAGCTTTTTTTCTTATTGCTTTTGCTTTTCTACCATTCATAAAACCTCTTCAACCTTTGGCTCGTTAATAATTTTAGTAAAATATGTAGGCCCTTTAGCGTAGTTGAAAACTCTCAACCCTTTTCCATCATTAGAAGACTTGTGACATTCATATTTATAAGGACAGTAGGTACACTCTCTAGGTAATTTCATATTGCCAGACTTGCCTTCAGGTATCGTGGGGTAGCAAAAATCTGGTGGGGTTTTTCTTTTAACTATTCTTTTTACTTCTCTAATTCTGTTTTTAATATTTGGTTTATCTAAATCTTCAGGTTTAAAAAATGTTAACTCCCCAGTCTCTTTATTAATTACTAGAAAGCCACCATCATTAGTTTTCTCTGCTGCTTCATATCCAGCAAGTTGAGACAAATAACCAAAGGCATCAGATTCTGCTAGTGTCCCGTCTTTAAACTTTTTAAAAGCAAAGCCAGACGCAGATTTAATATCAACAACCTCGCCATCAATTTTACAATCCATATGTCCTTTAATTCCACTAACTGAAACTTCTTTTTGCAATGATTCAACTTTATGTTTGGATAGTTTAACAAAAAATAAAAGTAATACTTCTAATAAATGACCATATAAAAATTTAATAAAAAGACTTGGTGGTAATTCCTTTTCTTCTTTCTTAAAATTTAAATCATACCAAAGCTGCTTATTTTTTCTACCAATATTAGACATTCTTAAAGTATTTTTATTGGTTGTGTCCCTTTCAATAGGAGAGGCCCAGCTTTCTAAAGCTAATGTCATATCATTTCCAAATTCTTTTAGATCTTTTTTAGATAATTTTATAGGCTTACCTTTTGATAAAGGACTTATTGCTTTATATATATCGTCTACTAATGTATCCAAGCTTTTATGATTCATCTATATTCTCAATTATTTTTTTTGCTTGTTCTATTGATAACTTAAACCATTCTCCGTTAGTTTCAATTGCTTGTTTTCTACATGCAGAATGAGCTTTTAATTCAGAAAGTTTTCTATCTTTAAAATCTTTTCTATATTCTAAAACATAATCTCTAAAAGGTGAAGAGGTTTGAAAAGAATTACACCTGTCGTTTGAATCTATAGCCATCCCAATTTTTATCCAACCTTTCCAAGCAGGGTTAGTTATAATATATACTTGACCTTCCTTTGTATTTGAATATTTAGCAAGTGAGCTAAAAGCTGCTTGTTCAAAAGTTTTGTAGTTTCCTGCCTTATGAAGAGGATGATCTTTAGATATGTATTTACCATTAACAAACATTCTTCTTTCGTTCTTTCCTACATGAGCAGATACTCTACGTCTTCCATCTGCCTGACCTACATACCACCATTCTCCGTCTTCAAATTTTTTGTTTTTTACTCTTTCTATATTATTAGTGTGTATCACTCCAATTACTCCCTATCTTGTATTCGCCATCTAATTGACAACGAAGGTTAAAATGTTTCCCAGCATCTTCTATACATTTAACAGCCTGTCTTCCAACAAAGTCTGCTTGTGATTCCTGGACCTCTATCTGCCACTCATCATGTATGTTAGCAACAAACTTATAATTAATATTGTTAAGATTTAAAGATTCATCAAGTAAAATCAAAGCTTGTTTCATAACAATAGATCCACCGCCTTGTAATAAAGTATTCAATCCAGCGTGAAAATGTCTTATGAAAATTTTTCTTTTATCTAATCCGGTTATGAATCCTTTTCTTGTTGCAACATCAACTCGTTTTTTAAGTGTGTTAAATGAAGGGAGACTAATAAGAAAGCGTTCTCGCAACTGCTTACCTTCTGCTCTACTTCCTTTAATAATACTCCCAATTTTTGCATCTCCTGCTCCGTAAACGAGGGCGTAGATGAAAGTTTTAGCCTGATTTCTTGATTCAAGTCCAGCAAATTTTTGGTTAGTTGTGTGAATGTCTCCGTTGATAACTTCATTTATATACTCCTCGTCAGCCATGTAGTGTGCTAACATTCTTATTTCTAAACCACTTGCATCTACACCTACAAGATTATAACCTTCTGGAACTATCCAACAAGCTCTGCATTCTTTACCATATTGACTATGAACAGAAGGTATTTGAGCCATGTTGGGTTTATAATGAGTCATTCTTCCAGTGATTGTCCCATTAGAAACAACAAAACCATGCACTCGATTGTCTTTTTTAGTAGCTTCAATCCAAGAAGTTATATGTGATATTCTTTTTTGTAATAACAAAAACTCTGCTATTAGGTTGGCCTCTGGTATGTGTTTAATTTTAGATAAAGTTTTCTCATCTATAATTGGTTGTCCAGTTGGTGTAAACCTATTAGGTTTCCAACCAAAGTCTATTAGATATTCTCC